CTAAATACTGTGGTACTACAAGACCTGCAAAGCTTGAGGTTGAGACTGCGCGTTTTTCAATCGCCATCTCTCTCTGATGGCGTGAGATACGCTCTTGCGCATCACCATCTGTTTTAAATTGCGCTTTTAGCGCATCTGTCAAAAAGTCATACTCTCCGCGTGCTGAGTAAGTCAGCTCTTCGCTTGCAACTGTAAAGCCACCAGCGCGAACTTCCTTCTTAGCATCAACTTTAATATCAACCTTTGCAGCTAACTCTGCTGCCTTTTGGTTGCGGATTTCAATATCTGACATCTGCTCAATTCTTTCATCCAACTTTTTGATCTCAAGGTTTAGTGCCTCTACATTGGCAAGCTCTACCTCTGTCAAATCGCGTACTTCCTCAGCAGCGCGATCTAAGGTTGATTGAATAAGAGCAGTCTTTGACTCACGCTTCTCTCTTAGAGAAGCAAGAAATGCATTAGACATATTTCTCCTATAGATTGGTTTGTTTGAGAAGGTGTGACACGCTCTTAAAAAGGGTCAGGTGTTCTACTGTTTATATTATATATCTTTTTTTAAAGCTTTTAGCAACTCAACCGCTGATTTATACCGCGGTCTTTCATCCTCTTCATCATCCCTATTTTGATTGACAATTTTCTCAGCCCATGATTTACCGGCATCACCACCCCATAAAGCCCAAGCAATTCTGCCATTGCTTGGATAACCTTCTTCACCCGGACTAAAACCTTGGGCATCTTTATCTACTTCATGTCTTGCAAAAAATGAAACCATCCTATTTACTGTTTCAAGAGGTAGATTTTTGCCACTAACAATATCTCTTGCTCTAGCAATACCAATCTCTGTACCACCTCTGCCAAACTCTCTGCGCCAATCCAAACCTCTTTGCGCCTCTGTTTTCATAGCCTGTGTTGGACTAAAACCCTCAGCTCTTGACTCTTCTTTTTGTTTTGAGTATCTAGGGTGGTCAGCATTTAAAAGATCATTGTCACCGACATAAGCTTTGTTTTTTGGTGCGCCTGTCCGGGCTAAATACAAAAAGGCATTGACTCTGGCCATAGCCCATTGCGCTCTGCCTATGCCTGGCCTGTGAGATGTTGAGTATGCACCTGCGCCTCTGCGATACACCGCTTTAAGTGATCCTAATCTGACCCTTGTCCAGTTAGGTCTATCAGCTTTGGCCATGGCTGCATTATGTTCATCCGCTTTGTTTTGTAAGGCTGTCTCTGTAGCTGCATTGATTGTAATGCCACCGCTTTTACCTGCTGCACTGCCAGGTTCATTTTTCTCACTACCTTTGACTTGATCTTTTTTTGGTGCTGCTGGGTCTGCTCTATCTTCATTCATAGCAGCCCACCTGTTGCAGTAATAGTTTGCCTTCACATTGGCATCCCAGAGCTCACAATATCCGGCATCATAAAAGTAACAGTTTGCACAATTGCGACCCTCTGGCACATCTTCACTTGAGGCTGGGCGGTAATTCTGTGGCAACTCTCTAGTGCCAAACTCTGCAATGTTAATTGCGGTCAATTGCTCTTGCGCCTGCGCTTTTGTTTTATGGCAACCTAATAACTCATTATCTGAGTCTTTTACAACCGCAAACCCTTCACAATCCGGGTGATCACTTACTATGCTGTATGGCATTTAAAATCTTCCTTGCCTCATCAGCTCTAGGTGTCAATAAAGGCTCACCCTCGCGCACACCTGCAATTGCAGCCATGTCGCCATAGGCACCAAAGGTAACAAGTGATACCTCAGCTAGATGTGCCTTAATTCTCTCCATAACCCCATCTGGTCTTTTGCGGTTTTTAATTGGCATGAAGCCAATTGATAATTGATCTAGTGCGCCATCTTTGACCAACTCTAAAGCTTCATCACCCTCTCTTGTCTTTGAGATGCGAAACTCTGCATACAAACCTTCATCTGTCTCTTTGAGTAAAGTGGCTCTACCCAAAACATTATTCTCACCATGACCTCTTAATAATTTGACTCTATGAGGTGCGCGGATTACATCTGCAAAGACACCTTTTCTAAATATCTCTGTCAGAGTGCTACTAATCCTTTGCTCTTTTTCATACGGCACCGCAATGCCATAGATAGTGCGCCCATCACCACCGGCTAGTCTTAACTCAAACTCAACTGTGTATTGTCTATTTTCTACTTCATTCTTCATATCCAGGCACCTCTACTTGGGTCTGTGTTGTATCAACCTCAACATCTGTCTCTTCATCCTCATAATCCATACCTTCCAAGTTTTCTTTATCTCTGACTTCATCAACTGTTAAAAATCCATTTGTCAAAGCTACTGCATAAGCATTATATCTATTGAGAGTATCTGTCTTTAACAATGACTCATATTTAAATCTTGCATATTGACCTCTTACTAAAAGATCAGAGAAGGCTGCCTCAATGCGCTCTGCAATTGGTTGAATAGACCATTTAATCAATTGTAAATTTTCCTCTTCGACATTTGAGTAGGTGCGTGATGCGTTAGGTGCGCCTAAGTAGTAAGGCGGCAACCCTAGGATGTTAGCCGCCTCAGTCAAGCCTGCTGTTTGCGCTTCAACCAATTGCGACTCAGCAGCATTACTACTTAATACTTCAAAATCTGTAGATGAGTTCATAACCACTGGTGCGCGGTTGCGTGATGAGTACATAGACATCCATGCAGTCTTTAAAGCATCAGCTTCCTCAGAGGATAGATCTGGGTTTTGTGATTTGATAACTGCTGTTGGATTGACACCACCATCAAAATACTTGGCTGCATATTCACTGATTGCAATCTCTTTACCAAGAGCTTGTTTTGCTATTGCCAAAATACCTCTGCCAACTAAATCACCTGGCATTGTAAAATTTTTTATGTGTAAGATTTCTGACTTGTCATAAACTTTTTCATCAATCTTATAGATGATGCGACCTTTGTCTCTACTTACTTGCACGCGGTCAGCTGCTACCGGGTAAATACTGTCTGGCAAACCATTGGCACCAGGTTCACCTAGCACTGCTAAAAAATTACCATGCATAATTAAACTTGCAGCCATAGCAGAGATTGTTTCCATTCTAGTCTCTGCTGGGTTAGGTCTTGCTAATATTGTTGGTGTAGGTCTTACTTCTCTGTCATTGCGGTACGCGCAAAATTCTAAAGCCCCAACTGCATCTGCAATTAAAGATACACCGCGATAGATTGCAGGTATGCCAAGAGCAGTACGATCATCAACATAGGCACCTGCCCAATTGCCTTCAAAAAATCTACCTACTCGCCCAAGTGAGTCCACATAACCTTGACTGGTATAAACAAGACCGGGTTGGATCTGTCTTTTAAGGAGCTTGCCCAGCATCATTTACCTCTAATTTCCAAAGCAATGCCAAAAGTAATTAAAAACGCGCCGCCTAATATTACTCCTAAAACTAAATTATATGATGCGACACCTGCAACCAAAAGTGCTGTACCTAGTATCTGCAAGATTGATGGTAGATATTTCATTAGTACATCTTACTCCTAGCCACCGGCTTATCCTCTGTCTTTGTCACTACTCCATAGCGTGCCAGTGTTGCCGCTACTAAAGGCGTGATGTTTGTTGTACTTGATCTATTCCAAGCCCAAGAGTCTCCAAGTGGTCTTTTTGTTGATCCCAAGATTGCCACTCTAAGGTTAGGGTCATCTATATGACAAATTGTTTTAGCCTGGACTGCATCATAAAAGGATCCGCAAGCTCTTGCGTAATCGCGCAAGTGTATGGCCATGACACCAATCTCTTGCTTTTGTAATTCAAGTATTAAAGATGCAGCTGGTGATCCTGTATCTATGACCACCTTGGTTTTGTATTTTTTGCACAATTCAACAAGCTTAGGCAAGACCCAGGATGTACCCTCTTTACACTCAATCAATTCAATAGGTGTGTAATCCCTGACTAGACCAGAGACCGCTATTGAGGCTTTGTCTCGCTCTCTTGATATATCTACGCCAAAGACTACTTGATCGCCAAGCGTAATATCAGTCCTAGCCAAACTATCCCAAAGCTCAGTATTGATAACCTGTACCGCATCCTTGGCCGGCCAAACATTTAACCACTCTTTGGTAAAGATCTCCGGGCTATTTGTTTGAGCGGCCTCTTTAACAGCTTCAATCAAAACACCTTTGGCTTCATGTAAAGATGGGATTGCTTGGTACCAGACCCGCTCATCCATATAATCAAAATCATCTGTAAGCGGTGACCATTCAAACCAAGCTAATTTGTTGCTTGGCTCTGCAATCTCTCTATGGCCTAGTTCGCGGTAATGCTCAAGTAATTCTGACTCACCTGGTCTTCCAGCATTAGACATAATCCACAATTGGCCATTGCGCTTAGTAGCCAAGGTTGGTTGTAGGTTTGCAATCAAAGACAGTGGATGTGTCAAAGCCTCATCAATAACCATTAAGTTAAGACTCAAACCGCGGGCACCTTTGTCATTGGGTGTGACAATCCCATAGGTAGATCCATTGCGCATATAGATCTTCTCATTGCCATTGGTCTTGGATACTCTTGCAATTCTTTTGGCAAACCTAGGTGACATCATGAAACTAAGTAAATGCTCTTCCCACTTAACCTTTGCCATATTTCTATCTTGCGCAGTGTAGGCCACATGTCTTTTAGCTTGCAATAATTCAAAAGCAATCCTAGTCTCTATAAGTTTTGACTTACCGGATTGCCGGCTTACTTGCGCTGCCACTGTCCGGTACTTATAGATCCCTTGCTCATCTTTTTCTAAACCTACATCACTTACATATTGTTGCCAGGCAAAAAGATCAAACCCCAAGATCTGAGCTACTTGAGCCATTTTGTCACCATCTGTAGCAGATTGCTCATCTCTAGCTGATGCCCATCTGGGCGGGCAGTTATTTAAAAATGTCATCTTGCTCTGGTAGTCCGCAAAAATCCCAAATCTCTCTAAGCTCTCTTGAGATAGATGGGATGGTGTGCGTATTTTCACCAGTCCTCTCAATGTAATCCCATGCCCGCGATAGACCCATCAACATCTCTTGTTTTACCCAGTCAATGTCTTTGCGCCCCTTGAGGGCATCAATCATTGCAGCTGTATGCAAGCCATGTATTTTAGATTTACCACTTGCGACTGTTTTTGATGGCTTTCCTTTTTTTATTGCCATATATCGCCCCCCTTGAGTAGTTGCAATGTGCGCACGCTGGTCTTAGACTGCCGACCCACAGCTCTGGTGTAGGGAAGGTATCCATAGGTGGATCATGATCAATAGTGGTTGCTTGGGCTTTTTTGCAGTAAAAACACCTAGGCAAAGTAGCCAATATAATCTTGCGCAATCTTTTGTAATTTGCGTTGTATTTTCTAGTTTTAATAT